CAATTACTTGGCCATCTATGTTGTGGGCTGGCGGAGTTGAACCGACATTAGCAACTTCCGGATATTCAGCCATAACCATATTTAAGCTTGGGGCAAACATTTTTGGAATATACGCAGGCGACTTTTCATGATTACATTAGCCGGAAAATTGCGACTAACACCACCTCAGGGACCAAAAGGACAAGTTCTATTTATCTCTGGAAATTCCTCATGGACTGTCCCTGCTGGTATTACTAGCATATCGGTGTTAGTTGTCGGCGGCGGCGGAGGATCAGGCGGATCAGGCGGCGGAACTGCTGGCGGCGGCGGCGGCGGCGGCGGTACATCATACCAAACTAGTATATCTGTTACCCCAGGCGAAACTTTATCAATCTCTGTAGCTGGTGGCGGTAGTGGGGGGTCAGCAACTAACAGCAATGGCTCTTCCGGAGGAGTTTCTAATATAAAACGCGGCTTCTTTACAACTCTAATTCAGGCAACAGGTGGCGGCGGCGGCAGTGGGACAAGCGGCAGCGCAAGCGGCGGTAACGGCGGCACAACATTGGGGTATAGTGGCGGCGGCGATGGCGGCGATGGCGGCTCATGGCAAAACAATAACGGTGGCGGCGCTGGCGGCGGTGCAGGCGGCTATTCTGGCGATGGCGGACAGGGTGGCACAGGAAATAGCAACACTGGTGGTACTGGCGGCTCTGGTGGCGGCGGCGCAGGCGGCGCTGGTAATTCCGGACGTTCTGGCGGTGGTGGCGGCGTTGGTATGTTGGGCGCAGGCACCGACGGCATTTTCCCTTCCGGCGGCGGCTCTGGCGGCGGAGATGGTGAAGCTGTTGGTGCTGCCCGATCAACAGGATCATTTGGTGGCGAATACGGTGGTGGCGGTGGCGCAGTAGAAGATGACACAAATGCTACTGGTGGTGTCGGAGATGGTGGCGCAGTCAGAATCATATGGGGTGCTGCTCGATTCTACCCAAGCACAGGCACAGCCGATTCATAAATATCAAGAACTAATAGTTAAAGGATAATCAAGATGACTAATATATCAAGTATTCTAGGTCCAACTGGCTTAGCAACCGCAGCACAAGGCGCAAAGGCTGATCTTGCGGTTGCAAGTGATACTTCACTTGTTACTGGTTCAGACCAAGTTACTAATATAGTAAGTGTAACACAAGCAGAATATGATGCATTAACACCAAATTCTACAACTGTTTATGTGATTGTAGGATAAATGTCATCATTTAATTATAATTCAAATTTAGCAGACGCCGTATTCTATGGTGCCAATGAAGTTGACGCCATTTACCAAGGAGGCACACAAGTTTATTCTAAGGGGTTTACATGGTCGTATGTAGCAGACGAAACGAATAGTAATAGTACAACTATCACTATTCCTTCAACAGCGCAAGTGGGTGATCTTTGTGTGTTGTATGACGTAACTGCGGTCGGCAACAACAACGTAACGCCAACTGGATGGACGTCGATAATTTCTAATGATAACACCTTTGAGAATAACTTTAGTTACAAAGTGTTGACATCAGGAGAACCTGGCAGTAGTGTTTCCGGTCAAACTGGTGGCCAATACTCAATAAAGATTATGATGGTTTTTAGACCTTCCGTAGCAGTAACCATCACAACAGGTACATTGCAAATCACACTCGAAACCAATGGCGACCCTGCCCCTATAACAGTTAATACCAGCGCCATTGCATTTTCAGGTTTGGCCATTGGCGTAGCAAAAAACTACGCCACCACCCTTACAACAACTGGCAACGCAAATTGGAACGCCACTTCAATTTATAATGAAAGTACATCAAGCACCAAAGCTCATGCTAGAATGTTCTACAAACTTCAAAATGCAGGGTCATTAACCAACCCAACACTTGATATGCCAGATTTGGGCAGCTTTAACACGTTGTTTGGCATTTACTTTGCAGGTACTCCAGTTTAAATAATCATAAATACTTGACAATAGAGTGAAAATATTGTATTCTTTAGAGAGATAACGCATGGGCTTGCCGCCAACCGGATCACAAATAAGTATCAACACTGTCCAAGTATTTTATGGATTCATTGATGAAAGTAATCGAAGTTTGAGTCAATTAGGCACAGAAGTCGGGATTACTGTCGGCAATACTGTGAGTTTATCAGCCACATTTGGTGGCCAATAAAGGAAAAATATGAATATCAATCAATTAGAATATGAAATGTTTGCACTAGCCGACTTTACCCATCCTGGCATGCGCTTACATCAAATTCAAAAAGACATCGCACAGCGTTTCCCACTCAGTTCAGCAGACATGTTCTTACAGGCAATGAAGGATGCCATTATGGCTAAGCACACACCCGCAGAACTTACAGTGACCGAAGAAGATGTAATTAATTACCACATCACCAGATTGGCCAAGATAATGTCAGTAGATATGCTGACAACAGGTAAAACCAGTCAAGACGCTATGTTACAGGCGATCAATTTACCCGACGACAACTTTGATGCAGTTATCCGGTTGACCAATAAATTGGCAACGGCTCTTAATTCTAGAGTAAAAGAAAATGAGTCTATCACTAATGCTAATCATATCACAGGAAAACTATGACTTCAATCTCTATTTGTGTGCCCACACGCGACGAAGTAAGTATAGATTTTGCCATTTCACTAAGCGAATTGCGTGCAGATTTAGCAGCACATGGGATCACACATTGGCTTCATACGTCAAGGGGTAGCGTTCTACCCGCACAACGCAGACAGCTTGTGTTAGAGGCACAGACTATGGACGCAAGTCATATTTTGTGGTTAGATTCTGATATGAAATTCTCTGGCAATGTCTGTCGCCAACTATTGGTGCATGATGTAGACATTGTCGCTGCTGCATATCTTACCCGTGATGGTAAATGCTTGCCCACCGCATTCCGTGAGGATGGTGATCGTGGTGAACGGGTGTTCCCTGTCGGAACAGCCTTAATGGAAGTGGATGGGTGCGGCATGGGCTTAATGTTAACAAAAACAAGTGTGTTTTCATTATTGCCTCAACCTTGGTTCAATTTTATTTGGGACCGTGAATACGAATATTTTAACGGCGAAGACATATATTTTTGTCAAAATGCTGCTGACTTGGACATTATGACATATATTGACCCAGTAGTCAGTCGCCAAGTGCATCATATCGGTGCAAAGGCATATGGATACGATTGATGTTTACTGCACTATTTGACATGGCCCATGCGCTGAGATCACCTTGGCCTGTGTGTTACACCCATGACACCGACGATTTATCACAGGCAAATGCATATGTATCACGTGGCCAGTACGTATGGCTAGTATGTGAGAGCATTGCCCTCCGTGATGATTTTTCGCTAGCGTGGACACCTTCTGACGATCAACAGTTTAATATTCATGCGTTTCCATATTGCAGGGAGCGTGGCAAAGCAGTCATTAGATGGGACGCTGTTAGGTTAGTGCCGACTGATCCTACACATAGATCATATGAAGTGAAACAACGTGAAATTGCAGCATATGATAAAAATCGTTACTCAATATTTTTTGTCAGTAATTATCAGCCCGATGCAGTAAAAACGTATCAAACCTATAAACAACGTTTCCCCTCAGCTTCATTAATTCGTGACCCAGAAAGTCACACTGATATGCTTAAAAAAATTGGACGAAGTCTATATAGTCGTTATGCATGGGTTATCGACATTGATATGGTGTTGGGGTCGACTGTTAATCTATACTTCGATCCAGATATTGAAAACAACAACTCGTATGTATGGGATCGTTCAGCGGCCATAGACAATGATATAATGCCATATGGAGTATCACTTTTATCTTATACTTATATCACGTCGTTATCTAATGCACCAGCCCATGATTTTAATATTATCGGTGAAGAAATTGGCCAACGATTGTTCTAATTTTACTTAGAATTCGTGGATTTTGCAAAACAAGCTTTGCTCCTAGGTGAAGTGGGATAGGATGGCGATCATATTTAACCCACGTATAACCTTCACTTTCTGAATTTAAGATGGGAATAAATTCTTCTTCTATAGCCAGATTGATTTCAGATTAGTTAACATAAGTTGCAATATAAAATATTTATAAATATTTTATTAAGTCGATAGAAAAATATTGACAAATACTTTTGATAAATAATAACGATAAGGATATAATATGACACGAGTAGATCGCCCACAATTCAAAACAGATACTGGTCTGCGTTATCCGGATAACACAAGTGCGCAGATTTCGCCAGCCGACATCAGGTCACAAATGGATAATATCGCAGATTCTGTGTCATTCACCACTACGAGCAACACTGGTGCCCCAAGTGCGACCGACGATAGTGCTGGTACCGCTGGTAATGGATCATTCGGTATTGGCGACTTTTGGGTCGACAGTGTGTCTGACACTGTTTATATTTGTGCAGTCAATACTGACTCCGCCGCAGTTTGGCAAATAACAGCCACTGACTTTGCAGTCATCGCTGACGGCGACGCGTCGGCAAATCAAATTGCAATTTGGCAAGATGATTCAGTAGTAGTCGGCACATCAAATTTCACATATGCAGCAGGCGTGATGAATGTAGCAGGCACAGTAGCAGCAACAGATTTTACAGGTGATGGTTCTGCATTAACTGGATTTGCTACTGTTGCGATTTCAGGTGATTACACTGATCTTGTCAGCTTGCCATCCCTCGGCACAGCCGCAGCGACCGCAATCACAGATTACGCCACAGCGGCACAAGGTGCAACTGCTGACACTGCCTTACAAGACGCAGACATTGGCTCGTCAGTGCAGGGCTACACAAATATCCTTGCCAATACCACATCATCCTACACCACGGCAGAGGAAACCAAGCTATCGGGGATTGAAACTGGGGCCACGACAGATCAAACAGCAGGTGAAATAGAAGCAATTGTTAATCACGACAACCTAATTGGGTTTGTTGCAAATGAACATATCGACTGGTCATCTGATCAAGGTGCGACAAATATACATTCAGATAATTATACAGATACTAACACGACTTATGTGTCCAGTGATTTTGACCATGACTCATTAATAGGGTTTGTTGCAAATGAACATATTGACTGGTCATCTGATCAAGGTGCGACAAATATACATCCAGATAATTACACCGACACAAACACGACTTACACTGTAGGTGACGGCGGCTTGACGCAGGTTAACTTTACAACAACCTTAGACACTAAACTGTCCGGCATTGAAGCCTTAGCGGATGTGACAGACGCAACTAATGTTAATGCTGCAGGCGCAGTTATGAATAGTGATGCAACAACTACAGCAATGGCATTTGTAATTGACGAAGACACATTGGTTTCGAATAGTGCAACTAAAATACCAACACAACAATCAGTCAAATCGTATATTGACAGTACAGTCGCCTCATCTGTAAAATACAAAGGCGGGTATAATGCAAGCACGAATATTCCTAATTTGGATACAAGTCCTTCGGGCGTGGCTACTGGCGACATGTATACTGTTACTGTCGCTGGTACATTCTTTTCAACATCACTAGAAGTTGGTGATGTACTGATAGCTGAACAAGATGACCCTACTATAGAGACACAATGGACTGTTGTAAACAAAGATTTAAACGCCGCATCCATCAAGGTGTCATATGAAAGCAATGCTGATACCAATGCATTCACAGATGCAGAGCAAACAAAATTAACTGGAATTGAAACAGCAGCTACCGCTGACCAAACTCCTGCCCAGATTAAAGCCGCTTATGAAGGTGAAGCTAGTGCTTTTACGGATGCACAGTTTACTAAACTAGGTGGTATAGAGACGGCTGCTACTGCCGATCAAACTGCAGGACAGATTGAAGCGGCTGTTAACCATGATAACCTAGTAGGTTTTGTGGCTAACGAGCATATAGACTGGACTACCGATCAAGGCGCGACAAATATTAATGCTGGTAACTATGTTAATACTACCTACACCGTTGGTGATGGTGGTCTGACTGAGATAAACTTCACTACCGCAGATAATAGTAAGCTAGACGGAATTGATGCACTAGCAGATGTAACGGATACTACTAACGTTACAGCCGCAGGCGCATTGATGGATAGTGAGGTGACGAATCTTGCGGCAGTTAAAGCGTTTGACGGGGCTGACTATGCAACAGCGGCCCAAGGTTCAACTGCTGATACTGCCCTGCAAAGCGGAGACATCGGGTCAACTGTTCAGGCATATGACGCTGACGCGCTCAAGGCTGACGTGCCTGACAACCTCACAGCGGGTTTCACTGCGTCTGTTCCCGATGACGGGACGCAAAGCGGTGGCACAACCTACACACCTAGCGTCACTGCGGCAGTGACGGACTCCAACTACAAACAGATCGTCAACGGTGGAGCGTTTCCACTTGCTGCCCCTACCTTGGCGACAAACACGGCAACAGACATTGTAATTTTCATGACAAACAACGCCAGCGCGGGGGCAGTCACGACAAGCGCAATCGATAACGTTTCTGGCGATGCCTTCACAACCACTGACGGTGATAAATTCATTTTACGAATGACGATCTTGAACATTGGTGGAACGGACTATTCTACGGTTAATGTGGAAGCGTTACCGTGAGTCTGATCTTGCCAATGAGAGGCGGAAGGTACGCCGCTGCGGGTGGTAGCGAAACTACAATTTACTCCGTAACAGACACTGAAGGGTTTACCACACATAATTCTTCATCAATTAGCCTGACGGCGGCTTTTGGTACTGCTTATGCCGATAGAGAAATATGGGTTGTGGTCCCTACAATGCAGGGCACCGGCTCTACTGAAACCAACACAGTCACCATTGGTGGCAATTCTATGACAAAAGTTTTCGAGACCGCAGTAGTATCTTTTGCTAGTGCAACAGCGGTATCGTACTGGAAATATAAAGACGATGGGGCGCTCGGCACATCAGGAACCGTTGTAGTTAACTTTGACGACGACCAAGTTCATTCGGGAGTCCTTGTCTTTACTGTTGCTGGCGAAGCGGAATTGTTAGATTCTTATTCTGATACCACCACTGGTGCCACGCCTACATCCGGAACAATCGACACCTCTGAAGATGGGTGGGCTTTTTACTGTGCGGCGTCACAGAATTCTACTTCTGGCCTTGCTCTTGGATTTGGTAACCGTGGTTCGTTTGATATGGGTTCTAACGAGTGGGTTGTGTATGGCTTTAATTCTCCGGAAGACAATGGGACAGTTACCATTTCCCCTGCACTAAGTGACGGCACCGCAAACAGAACTATATCCGGCATTTCAACAACTGTTACATAAAGGAGCGACAAATGCTTGCACATATTAGAAGCGGCGAAATAATCCGCAAATATAACGACAGAAAAGGACGTGTGACGCTGGAAAACGGCGACACAGTTTCACCACCTGTTGCGGGATACATCAACGGCAACGACCGGATCGTCCCTATCGTGGAGGTAACGGTGGACAACTCGACAACTACAAACACCTATCAGGCAACCGTTGAAACTGTAGAGGCTGAGCGTGTTCTGCTCACTGTTACCATCTCAGATATGTCGATTGAGGATGTCCGCGCGACATTGAATCGAGAAGTCAACCTTGCCTATTCCGAGGCGATGAAACCACTTAGTAAAGACTACCCTATTGAGGAGCGTGAAGGCTGGGCGGAACAAGTGGAAGCGGCTAAAGAGGTGGTTGCAGGTGGTCAAAATGATCTGATTGATGTGCTACGTGGACCGACTGGAGAGACCGCAGTAGAAATGGCAGAGAAAATCCTTCGACTGCGAGCGCAGTATCGAGTTATGTATGGAGTGTTGACTGCAACACGTCGCGCTCTTGATATGCAAATCACAAACGCAACCACACTGACCGAATTGCAGGCCGTAGATGTTCGTGCTGGGTTTGGTCTGTAGGTGGACGCGAAGTTCGTCTTTGCTATAGAATAGGGAGGTTACAAGGTATGGAAGTTCGCTACAAAAGAATTGAAGACACTCACCAATACATACTTGAAACCCCCATAGTCTGGGCCATAGGTTTCAAAGGTAATGATAAAAAAGAAGTAGTCCCTATAGGATTTTCATTTGACGTGTCTATACCTTGGTTTCTTAGATGGGTTTTTGACATACACAATCCCGATTATTTTATTGCGGCAGCATTGCATGATCATTTACTAAACCTTGGTTATGACAGAGTATCCGCAGCGGGCGCATTTAATCACGGACTTCTTGCACGTAAAGTACCGTATATGACTCGTTTGGCCATGACTCTAAGTGTTGCACTTTTTAAATTTGAATAGTAAAGGTAAAAACGCCACATATCATAGTTGGCCAACGATTGTTCTAATTTTACTTAGAATTCGTGGATTTTGCAAAACAAGCTTTGCTCCTGGGTGAAGTGGGATAGGATGGCGATCATATTTAACCCATGCATATCCCTCACTTTCTGAATTCAAGATAGGAATAAACTCTTCTTCCACAGTGGCCAAGAATGTATCGTATTCAAAACTTTCATCATTGCTGACCATTTTATGCAATGGATAGAATTTAGTAATTTCAGGCAGGAACCCAATTTCCTCGACTAATTCACGCTGAATAGTTTGGACTGGAGTCTCAGTGCCTTCACAGCCGCCGCCCCAAAATCCCCAATAATTTTTATTTCGACGATCAGGAGCACGCAATTGCAGCAACATTCGTTGCGTAGTTTCGCACAATATAATACAGCCACTGGCACATACAGTTCTCATATGAATAACCTAAACCAGCCTTCTCTATATGTACCCTCATAACTATTCTGCCAAAATGTACCCGTCCATTCAAATTGCACGTTAGAGTATAAGTTGGTAACATACTCTGTACCAGAACTTGCACTTGCGTCAAACACGACAACCCATGCACTGCCATTGTATTCAATTATATCATTTGCACTAGCGGCAACATTGCTCCATAGACTGTCATCGGGTGTGTATTCCAGCACTAGATAGCGCTGTCCGGATGCTGCGGCAGCAAGTGTACCGTCGCCAGGATAATTGTTCTGCGGATTGATGACATTGTCTACAGATTCTTGTGTGTCTGTCGGCAATGTGTCGGGATCAATTGTGACAGCCATTCGGCTCACGTCTGATAAGTCATAATCTATCGTACCTATCACGTCATTGCTAGGATCGGTCACGTCATTTCCCTGTCGTAATCGAATTTGACTGATGCCAGGCCGCACCTCACCGTAAGCAGAAAATACGTCAGTTTTCCAATTGAGGCTTGCATTAACGACACCACCACTGTCTAGTAATGTTGCAAAACCATTCTCATATCTAATCCAATAATCTTCTAATGTAGTAATAACGTATTCGCTATCCGTGGTCAAATCACCAACAGTCCATGTTTCAAAGTCTGTGTCATCAAGCGTATGCACTTGGGTAAGAATAGTCTGAATAATATTCATACGTGATACCCGCGCAGGCGGATTGATAAAGATAGGCATTTGAAACGTCAACGTAGCGACGTCAATAGAGTTGTCAGCACCACTTGGTAATGTTCGGCTACTCCAGTTTGTGCTGGTCATTTCACAATATGTCAGTGACGACCAGTCTAAAGGATTTTCATTTGTATGTAAATTAATTCCTGGGTTGAACAGCACAAGAATCTGCTCTAATAATTGCAGTTTTTGATCGGTATTGCTAGTCCAAATATCTACAGTCATGGTCAGCACATATGGGACAGGAGTATAACGCGTTACGTCATAACTCTGGCCAGGTTCATCCACGTAAGCATGTAGGTCTTCGTCAAATCTCTTTTCAATTACCTTCAATGTTTCCTCAAATTGAGGGTAACGGCGCAAGTCAGGGTTCATCTCCAAGTTGTTGACATAACAACTAATAAACGGAATAGTGTTTAGAGTATTTTCACTGTTATCTTTGAGAATGTGTCCAACCTGTCGGCTCATGTCGCCGTAACGCGCGGGCACCTGACTGTACACAGGATTCGACTGCGCGTCAAACCCTTTTTGAACAGTGAATGATCCAAACACTCGTATGAACTGTAACAAATATTTTCGTATCTGTTCGTCGTAATAAAAAATCATATTAAATCCCTGTAATTATGTGTGCCGTATCTATCTATCAATTTGAACCAAACCCTGCTGTAAACCCTGCTGTAAACCCTGCGTCTACACCCGCGATCAGGATGTCAGTGCCGCTATAGTCGGGCCGCGCGAGAATAGCGTCAGTGATTGATTGACGGCTATCATATTCGCCAGTGGCGTTTGCATCGGTTTCAATGTTATTTACGAATGTAGAGGCATTGAATGTCCGGTCACTCCATGTTGTGGTGTCAATGTTATCATACATTCTGATCCATTTACTATCACGGTAAGAAAACAATCTATTAGGTTGAAAATCTGCACGGATAAAATAGTCACCTTGATTGGGAGAGGTCGGGAACGCGTCACCAGTGACAATTGTCTCACCAGCATCATACGTGCCGCCTGTTTCGTCAGTATAGTTGAATAGGTGATCAGTTAACTGGTGGCCACCGCCGATTGGATCATTCTGTGCGGCACTTTCGACCACTGCATCACGGATATCCATTTCCTTAGCAAACGTGCTAAAGATGTTAGCCATGCTGCCGGAATCTTCGCCTTGGCCAAGTATCCCATCAAATTCCTGACTGTCGGTGACGGGTTCTAACTTAATACGCCAAATGTGCGAACGCCATGTACTACTGAAGCCTTCGCCACCACGGTTGCCGTCTGTCACTGTATAGAATTTAGGAATTGGTGGGCTATTGGCGTCAAGAGCATATTCTTCTGCAAGGTGTGGCAACTCAATCACATCACCGTTCATAAGCTTGCGTCCCAACATTTCAACCATTTCGTTGAGGTGAAAAGTCATGTATAATGTATCATTAGTCAAAAATAATCCAAACTGTGTAAGGTCAAAGTCATTGTCGCTCACATTGTATACGCCCCGCAGTTCGTAAAGGTCTTGGTCATATTTGCGATCACGGTTTTCCAGAAACAATAAATCTTGGATCGACGTTTCATTGATCACCCCGTCATTTTGATAATCAGGGCGACTAGGATCGTCTGTATGCTGTCCATCTTCTGGGCCGATATATTTGTGCACAATCGCGCCAACACCACCAACCCAGAATTGCTCACGGATGGTACGGTCAAAAAACTTATAATCGTTTGATTTTTGTGATTGCCACATTGAAATTCTTGGCATTATATTTCCTTTATTCCGCGTATCCGCTAACGATATATTCGTTAGCGTTACCGCCCATTAATACCCAAACTATATCGTCGATAGGTATGTCGCGTTCAACAACTCTGCCGTCATTCGCAAAGCGTTGTAAATGATCAGCATACATCTTTTGCATATCCCTTAAATCACGCTCAATATCGTCCCCATCAGTTATATGTCCATTCTTATTGAACATATCATAATATTCAGGGTTTTGTTTATTTTGTTTGAACCTACGGCCTCTAAACGATGTAAACCCAGATTTATTGTACTTGGCAACAGCAGCATTAATTTCATCATCCGTAATTGGTTCAGGTTGCTTTTGTCTGTCATTACGCCGACCAGCAAAAATTTCAGCCATTTCCTTGCTGCTAGTCCATGAAAATAATTTTCTACTATCTCTCACACCAGCTTCGTCTTGAATACCACGATACAAACGAATGGTGTCACCATGGCGTTGCTGCATTTGATCCCTGACATGTTGGAATGCAGTATGCAATTCCTGCGCTATTCCACCATTAACTTCATGGTCCGCGCTCAGTGTTCCTTTGTCCCAATTCATATGCTCCCAACTGTCCAGCGCTTTTGATGCATCATGAGACAATGTAGCTTTTGCTTTTTTAGCCAGCGCATAATCTCTATTTTCTGTTAATTGATGAACGCGCATTACAAATCCTTTCCAGTATTTATCGCCCCCAAGATAAATATAAACAGACTGTAGGAGTATAGCTAATGACAACCCGTGCGAAAATTACAAAAGAAATAGAATTACGCTTAGGCGGGCAAATGGTGTCAGTAGAATTGGACCCTGAACACTATGAGTTAGCTATTGACAAGGCCTTAGAAAAATATCGCCAACGCAGCGAGAACGCGGTTGAGGAAACATTCTATGATCTCGACCTTAAGATTGATACTAACACTTATACCCTACCAGATAATATCATTGACGTTAAGGATATCTATCAACGTGCAACAGGTGGTGTATTGAACCAAGGCGTGGAATTTGAACCATTTGGCGCACAAAATATCAATACCTACTTGGGACCAATGGCTTCGGGCAGGAGCGGCAGCTTGGCCACATATGACTTGTTATCCCAGCGTCTTGAACTTGCTGGTTTGATGTTTGGTTATGAAATGCAATTCACATGGAAACGCACCAAGCATGAACTAATGCTACAGCGCCGTCCGCGCTCTGATATAACAGTTTATGTGCATGCGTATGCTTATCGCGAAGAATCTGATCTATTTGCTGATCACTATATCCTACCTTGGCTAAAAGATTATTCACTGGCCCAAAGTAAGTTGATGCTGGGTGAAGCTCGTGGAAAATTTGCTACCATTGCTGGCCCACAGGGCGGCACGACCCTTAATGGTGAACAACTTAAGGCTGACGCGCTTAACGAACTAGCACAACTGGAAGAAGACCTTAAAATGTACCGTGATGGAAGTGCTGGACTAGGTATTATTATCGGATAATAGGGCTTGACACCATAACGTCTTGATGCTATAAAGAACAAGTAAGCAACAAATAGGAAAACACAAAATGTCTGTTACACCGCCAATCTTCCTTGATGAATTGACACAGTCTGTATGCGACGTTGCACCGTTCGCACTCGCATTAACGACAATGATCAACAATGATATGTTGACAGGCAAGGTGTTTTACTTTATAAAGAACAAGTAATAACAATTTAGCAAAGGCCGATATAATGAAAATGATCCAAGCCAGCGAAATCGAAACAGGCGCAACATTTCACGATGGATCACTGATCCAAGTCATCGCGCAAACCGCCGCGTTTATTACTGTTCGCCTATCAAATGGCGCAGAAATGTGCGGCCAGTCCATTGAACGCAAATGGAAAAAGACTTCCATGATCGAGGTGAAATAATATGCCAATGCTAGATACCACCACCATTGCCGCGTCAGACGTCACCATCCTTGATGTATTAGATGAAGATATCGCTGTGGTTGAATTCAAGTCAAACGGCTCATTCTTTATTGCAGACACATCGGACATGGCCGAATTTGGAGAGGTCTTTCGGATCAGCAATTCAAAGCGCATGAAGCCCGAAGCGACGACAGAAGACAAGATCGCCCTTGCCCGTAAAGAATACTTCCCATAAGGATCACACATGGAAATTTTTGTACCAGTTGGCAATATTGTCGGCAAGGATATCGTATCAGCAATTGAATCGACGGAACATAAAGTAATTTGGAATACAGATCGTTACTATGTGATTGAAGCCAATGTCGGTCATGTCGACAATTATAAGTTATTTTTAGAAATGGATAAACACAAGGTGTCCTTTTCTGTGCTGACTGTTGAGAACAATAAATGCAGACATGTTGTTTTTTCTGATGTTAACGTAGGCCGATCCGCGAGTTTTAGTGCGGAAAACGGACCTATGAGAGGTAAAAAGAATTTTATTCCAAAGTTTTGGATAAATTGGATGAACGATAAATGAGGGAAGTCATTATGCCCGACACCACCTATAACATGCAACCGACAATGTCGATAGATGATGAGGGCGACAAAGTATGGCTGTTGAACGGCATGTATCACCGCGAAGACGGGCCTGCTATTGAATATCTAGACGGCACCAAATGCTGGCTTTATAACGATGAATATCACCGAACTAACGGGCCAGCTATTGTATGGAGGGATGGTACTGCTTCTTGGTATCTCCACGGCTATTCTTATACTTTTGATGGATGGCTAATTGCTAATACAGAAATTTCAGACGAAGAAAAAGTAATGTTGAAGCTGCAATATGGATAAAGATATGCAACCGAAAATGTCGATAGATCAAGTCGGCGACACAGTATGGCTGTTGAATGACCAATATCACCGCGAAGACGGTCCTGCTATCGAACATGCCGATGGCGGCACAGTATGGCTGTTGAATGACCAATATCACCGCGAAGATGGTCCTGCAATTGAATTTGCAGAAGGCGACGCACGTTGGTATCTGCACGGTAAACGTCTATCATTTGAAGAATGGCTTGATCAAAATAAAACACTGATTGACGAAGAAAAAGTCATGTTGAAGCTACAATATGGTTGACACCATGACGCCTTGCTGCTATAAAGAACAAGTAAGCAAAAAAGGAATACAAAATGAAAAATGAAATCGCACTTCTAATGGCCGACATCTGCGCTGATTATGCTAACTATGACATCCGTGCCAACCGCAATGAAGCACAGAGTGATCGCCGCAAGGAAATGATTGCCGAGTTTGAAGCAGGCATCGGCTACACCGTTGGTAAAAAGTACATCAAAATCACGAAAGAAAATGGCGGGTCCGTTTGGGGCTTTGTTGTTGCCTGTGACGATGACAAGAAATTTGCCAAAGGTGCAATCCTCAAAGCAGCAGGATGGAAGACACCAGCCCGTAACTTCAGCCGTGGCAACATCCTCGAAGGTGGGTACACTGTCCGTTGGACTGGCTGCTAATATAAATCAAGATAAGGACGATTAGAATGAAACGTGACACAAATTATTGGCATGAGTATCAGACAACAGCCGAAATGCGCAAACGATGCTTGCATCTTGTGGCAGAACTTGAAACGTGGCACATCCGACCATATCGTCGTAGCCGCATTGCACTGCATAAAACAATCAAGTTCACATATAACATGAAACGTCTGAACCATATCCATGATATGCTTGAGGCTCGATTGGAAAATGCGATGTTGGCAAAACTTTCCGAAGGACTTTGAAGATGAAAAAGCCACGCAAGCCCAAGATACCAGTAGAGCGTAACTATGCGGCAATGCT